GCGTTAATTCAATGTATAAATAAAGGGTTAAATAATATGGATTTAAAAAAATTATCAGAAACAGACCTAAAAGCTCTTGGATATGAACAAATGTGGTTACTACAGCAAACACAGCAAAATATAACGCTCATCAATCAAGAGCTGGCTAGTCGTGCAAAGCCAGAGGAAAAAAAGAAAAGCAAATAGATGGCAAATGTAACAATACCATACAGACCAAGGGACTGGCAACAAACAGAACATAATAATCTTGCCAGGTTCACTGTACTTGTGTTGCACCGTCGTGCAGGGAAAACTCACTTTGCCGTTAATCAGCTTATCAAGGAAGCCTTTAACAGCAAGAAAAAAAGACCTCAGGTAGCTTATATTGCCCCTACGTACCGTCAAGCTAAACAAGTATCGTGGGACATATTCAAGCAAATGCTTGCCAATGTGCCTAAAGTAAAATTTAATGAATCAGAATTACGTATTGACCTACCTAATGGCGGTCGTATTCTAGTTCTTGGTGCGGAAACACCAGACAGCTTGCGTGGGCTGTACTTAGACTACGCAGTATTGGATGAAGTTGCCGACATGCCAGCAAACTTATGGACAACCGTTATTCGTCCAGCCTTGGCTGACAGGGTAGGAGGAGCATTGTTTATTGGTACGCCCAAAGGCAAAAACTTCTTCCATGAATTATACCTCCGTGGCAAGTTTGAAAAAGATTGGAGAAGCACATTATTGACATGGAAAGAAACAGGTGCGTTGACACTTGAAGAAGTTGAATCTCTAAGAAAAGAGTTGTCACCAGAGGAGTTCGACCAAGAACTTGAATGTTCATTTACAGCGGCAATCCGTGGAGCTTATTTTGGTAAAAACATGGCTAAAGCGGAAGCATCTGGTCGTATCTGTGATGTATCATACAACCCAGACTACCCAGTAATAGCATCATGGGATATTGGATTTGACGGGACAGCTATATGGTATGCTCAATCGATCCTTAACGACATTAACTTTATTGACTTTGACGTATTTGAGGATGAGGACATTCCAGCAGTGTTAAAAGTTGTAAAGAATAAACCATACGTATACGATTATCAAATCTTGCCGCATGATGCACAACATCGCAGCAAGCATGACAAAAGAAAAACCATTCGTTCTCAGATAGAGACCATGGGGCTTAAATGTATTGTAGCCGAGAAGATTGATCTAGCCAATGGCATCAACGAAGCCAGACGATTAATCGACAGAGCCAGGTTCAATATGGATAAATGCTCTAAGGGTCTCGAGTCCTTACGTCAATACAGAGCCAATTACGATGAAGCAAAGGGCGTGTTACAACAAACACCAGTGCATGATAAGCACAGTCACCCTGCCGATTCGTTTCGTTACATGGCCATTGGCATAAAAGGGCCTAGTTCGATGGCTAACAAAACGCCACGCATTTTCAGCGACTATAACCCATATAGCCTGAACCACGATGCTATTAACCAATGGGATGTTTATAATACAGGATATTAGTATGAGTTTTATTGCGCCAAAACCACCAAAATTAGCACCACTACCACCAGTAGAGCCAGTGGCAGACCCTAAGATTGCTGCTACAGCAGAAGCAGACAAACTGGCAAATGAACTTGCTAAAAAACGCAGCAGAACAAGCACCATTCTTTCTGGTCGCTCGGCAGCTTCTAACTTTGATTCGGCAGCGGGTCAATTCAACACAGTCCTTGGAGGCACACGTTAATGCCAGATTTATCACTATTAGCATCGAATCTAATCGCGCACAAAGAAAAGATCTGCGGAAACCGCAGTAACTTTGAAACTGTGTGGGAGCAGATTAGCGAATTTGTACTTCCGAACCGTGGAGATTTTATTACAAAGCGTTCTCCAGGTGAACGCAGAGATTTGCGTGTATTTGACACAACGGCTATTCAAGCTAATGAAATGCTTGCAGCAGCATTGTTTAGCGGGTTGACTAATCCATCATCACGTTGGTTTAGCCTAAGACCGCAAAAGAAAGAGGCATTGAAATCGGACGCGGCCAAGAAATGGGTAGACGACGTTACCACTTTGATGTATGCTATTTTCAATAGCGATGAGTCAAATTTTTACCAACAATTCCATGAACTCTTGCTTGATCTTGTGGCGTACGGAACAGCTATTATGTACATCGACGAAGATGTCGGCAATGGCGTTCGTTTCAACACACGTCATTTGTCTGAGATTTTTATTGCTGAGAACAGCAACCACGTAGTCGATACGGTGTATCGTGCATTTAAACTTACCGCGCGTCAAGCATCACAGCAATTTGGTGATGATAAACTGTCAGCCAACATGAAAGGTTCGTTGATAGGTCAGCCACATAAAGAATTTGATTTTTTACATTGCGTAATGCCCCGCAAAGACGCAGAACGGTTGTATGGAGAGAAAATTAACCAAGTCAAAGATGACAGAGATGTTATTGGATTTTACGTTGACGTAGAAGGGAAGTCTATTGTAGACATTGCTGGTTTTTATGAAATGCCGTATATCGTTGTCCGTTGGGAAAAATTGATTGGCGAAAGCTATGGCCGTAGCCCAGCATGGAACGCACTAGCAGACATTCGCATGGTGAATGTGATGTCAGAGACAGTTATCCGTGGCGCACAAAAACAAGTAGATCCTCCAATTCTTGTAGCTGACGATGGAGTGATTATGCCTATGCGTATGCACCCGTCAGGTGTTAACGTAGGTGGTGTAAGCTCAGATGGCAGAGCATTGATTCAGCCGTTCCAATCTGGCGGCAATTTAAACATTGGCCTAGAAATGATGGAACAGCGTAGAGACGCTATCCGCAGAGCTTATTTTGTTGACCAGTTTGTACCAAAAGAAGGGACTCCAGTTACAGCTACTGAGTATATTCAAAATTCAGAAAATAGCTTACGTTTGACAGGACCACAATTGAGCCGAACACAAGCAGAGGCACTTAGTCGTATCGTTAATCGTTTATTCGCTATTGGTCTTCGTGCCAAGGCGTTTCCTCCAGTTCCAGACGAGCTTGTAGGGGAAAAGCTAGATATTGAGTATGTAAGCCCACTGGTAAAGAATCAACGCACCCAAGAGCTTCTATCGCTTAATAAAGCATTAGACAGTTCAATGGGTCTTATTCAATTCGACCCAACATTGATGGACAACTTTGATGGCAATAAATACATCCGACGTGCAGCAGAGATTGCTGGTGTTCCAGCATCGGATATGAGATCTGAGAAAGAAGTTAAAGAAATTAGAGCGCAACGCCAACAGCAACAACAAGCACAGCAACAAGCAGCGGAAGCGCAGCAAGTAGCAGAGACAGCAGCTAAATTAGGAGTTAATGTAAATGGTTAATCCGTTCTCAAAAAACAAACAAAGAGCTATTGACTACAAAATGGTGTTTTTAGGCAGCGAGGCTGGTCGTCGTGTATTGGCTGACCTATATCGTCGTTGCGGGATGAACGCACAAGTATTTGACCCTACCAGTGCCGAAGCTACAGCATTTAACGCTGGCAAGCATCGTATTGGTCAGGCTATCCAATCAATTCTGTCTCATTCGGAGCAGGATGTATTCGATGCAGTAAATCAATTGGCAAAGACAGAAGCCAACACATCTGCATACGATGTATTTAACCAAAACAAGGAAACAAACTAATGTCTGACATAGATAACCAATCAGCCGACGCAGGGTCGACAACTGAGGGCCTAGACGGAACAACTGTTCTAAATGGTGAACAAAAAGCAACAACAGAGCAGCCATCTGCACAACAAGTGGCAGACTGGAAAGCATCTCTACCAGATGAGCTTAAATCAGCAAAATCATTGCAATCGCTCAATAGCGTAGAGGATTTGGTAAAAAGTTATGTAAATGCACAAAGTGTAATTGGTAAAAAAGTAGAGGATATGACTCCAGAACAACTGGCAGCTATTTCATCTAAGTTTGGAAGACCAGACACTCCAGATGGATACAAATTAGAAGCACCAGAGGGTGCAGATGAAAATCTAGTTGGCTGGTTCAAAAACACAGCTCATGAACTAGGATTGCCAGCAGAACAAGCTGGTAAGCTTTTCAGTGCTTACAATGGTCTTGTAGCAGAGCAACAAAAAGCGCTAGAAATTCAGCAACAGTCACGCATGATTGATGAATTAAAAACTCTTAAACAAGAATTTGGCCCAGAGTTTGACAAGCGTACAGAGTTTGCTAATCGGGCATTAGAGGAATTTGGTGGTAAAGAATTAATTGATGTTATTAACCAAGCAGGCTTGGGCAACAACCCAGCACTGGTGAAAGCATTTGCAAAGGCGGGAATGATGTTATCAGAAGGTAGTTTTGTAGAGGGTGCATCAAACGGTAAGTTTGGGGTAACGCCAGCAGACGCATCAGCACGTATCGATGCTTTACGCAAAGATCCAGCTTTTATGGCAAAATACAATAACCCAGCCTCAGCGGGTTATCAAGAAGCATTACGGACTATGGAAGACTTGTATAAAATCAAGGCTTACAAAGCGAGTTAGTCGGGGGAAGGGCAAGTAGAGCCTCCCGATAATAATCTACCGTTGGTTTCGTAAAACTAGACTGGCGTTCTTTGAACATAACCGTGTCGACAATTAGGAAAGTAAACAACACAACAATAAGGAGAAGAATATGTCACTAGCAGGTACATATCAAGACTTCCACCTAGAGATGTTCAAGGACAATCTTGACCACGAACTACAACAAAAAGGTTCTTTGCTTACAGCAACAGTAACCGTAGAAATGGTAGGCGGAAACAAAACATGGTTCACTAAATATGGTAAATCAAGCACATATACTAAATCAGTACGTGGCGAAAAGAAAACATATCACGAAGATACTTACGAGCGTCGTCTATTGCAGTTCGAGTTCAACTCATCTGACAAAATCATTGACGAGCAAGATCTTCTTGACATGGTACAAAACCCTAAATCAGATGCTATCATGGCAATGACTAATGCCCTTGGTCGTCGTCGTGACGAAATCATTTTCACAGCTCTTAGCGGCACAGCCACAAAGCAAGAAAATGGTTCTACATCATCTGTATCACTTCCAACAGCATCTAAAATTGCGGTTAATAGCCACAAATTCAGTGCAACTGCGGCAACAAACGACATCGGTTTGACACCTTCTAAACTTAAAGAAGCTATCAAATTGCTTGGCGAACAATATGTTGACGTTACACGTGAAGAAGTGTTCGTGGTTGGTCCGATGAATCAATTGATGAAACTTTCTGTTAACTCAGAAGTAACAAGCTCAGACTTCCGTAATACAAAAACATTGGAAGTTCCTGGTATTGTTGCTGGCATCAACGGATACCTTGGTCTTACATACATTGCTTACGAAGATACAGACTTTGTTAACACTACAGACGAGACAGTATATGTCTATCCAAAATCTGCGGTTAAACTAGGTATTCGTAAGCCTTTGACTGTTAAGATCGCTCCAGATACTACAATTGTTGGTAACCCAGATACAATTGCTGCATTTGAAGACGTTGGCGCAGTACGTATGTATGAAGAAAAAGTGATTCAAATTGCTTGTGATCCTACAACAATCGTACCAGCTTAATTAACAATATAAAGGAGAACTACCATGGCTATTTTTAAGTCAGGAATCATCACAAAACGTGACGATAAAGCTAAACAAATCGACCGTTCTGAACAGAACGTAGAGCGTGTAGCTATTTCACAAGTTACACTTAGTGGTGCTATTGCCAATAACGATATTATCTTTTTGGCAGAAATTCCAGTAGATGCTCGAATCACTTCTATCCGTAACTGGACAGATGACCTCGGCACTACAGGTACACTAAACCTAGGTTTTTACAAAGGTACAGTGAATACTACTTCTGCTACAGACGCAGACGCAGTAGACGAAGACGCATTGGCAACTGCCATTGACGTAAACGCAGCAGCGACAAATGACGTTGAATTGCGTTTTGAAGTACAAGACATCAACACTGTTGCTAAGACAGCGTGGGAACTTGCTGGTCTGACTACACGTCCAGACTACAACACATTCCTAGTAGCTTTCACAGCAGCGGCAGCTACAACTGCTGGTGGTGACATCTCTACAGTAATTCGTTACGTTCACTAGAAGATATGGGAGGGGCTAAACACCCCTCCCTAATTTAAGGATAAATATGACATCAGAAGTTTCAATTTGTAATACAGCCTTAATAGAAGCCAATGCGGCTACTATCACATCACTACTGGAAGACAGTTCTTCTGCTGTCCGATGCTCTATATTTTACCCACAGGTAAGAGACGAGGTGTTGAGAGCGCACCCATGGAATTTTGCTATTGCACAACAAGGGTTAGAATTAGACGGAGACGCACCAGTGTTTGAATTTCTTTATAAGTTCACATTACCAGAAGATTGCCTGCGTGTCTTAAAGACTGACTCAAATTATAAATTTAAGATTAAGGGCAGAGCTTTGCACACAGATGCAGACGGAGTCAAAATCGAATATATTAAACGTGAAACAGACCCTACGCTATATGACTCATTGTTCGTATCAGCCCTTTCAACCAGACTGGCTCACAGAATCTCTTATGCAACACATGGAGATAAAGAGCGTATTCAGCAATTAGCTACAGACTATGACACCATTATGAGAGAAGCTAAACGCAGAGACGGTCAAGAAGGAATCCCAGACGACTTGACAGCAGACCTATGGGTGAACGCACGTAATTCTTGGACATCAGAAGGATACTATTAATGGCAAGAAATAACTATCTACAAAACAACTTTACCTCTGGCGAGGTTAGCCCTAGGATTGACGTAAGGTCGGACTTAGTGCGTTACCGCAATGGTGTAAAAAGGTTGGAAAACTTGACAATCATGCCACAGGGCGGTGTTACTAGCCGTATGGGTACAGTGTTTGCCGCTGAGGTTAAGGATAGTTCTAAAGCTGTTGAGTTGTTAGACTTCCAAGCCAATGAAGACAATGTCTATGCTATTGAGCTAGGAAACTTATATGCACGTTTTTACAAAGACACTAGCCAAGTTAGATTGGCAGCAAAGACAGTTACAGGTGTCACCAAGGCTAACCCAGCAGTAGTTACATCGGCTGCACACGGGTATTCTAATGGCGACCATGTGTATTTTACTGTCACAGGTATGACAGAATTAAACAACAGACGGTTTACGGTAGCAAACGTTACCGCTAATACATTTGAGTTATCTGGTATCAATTCTACATCATTTGGCACTTTTACTGCTGGTACAGTTCAAAAAGTCTATGAAGTCACAATGCCGTATTTAGAAGCACAACTCCCAGATGTACGCAAAGCACAATCAGTAGATGTTATGTATATGTGTCACGGAAGCCACGCACCACGCGAGCTTAGCCGTTTTGCTGACACAAACTGGACAGTAGCAAAGACAGACTTCACCGATGGTCCTTATTTAGAGAGAGATACAAGTGGCATTACATTGTCATTAAGCTCTACATCAGGTACAGTTACGGTTACTGCCAGTTCAGCATTGTTTGCTGCTACTGACACATCAGGGTCAGGCGGGACTGGAGACAGTGACAGGCTATTGCGTATTCAAGACAGAGGCCCTAATAGGACAATTACAGCTATTACTAAAGCAAATCCAGCCGTGGTCACAGCAGGGTCTCACGCTTTTGCTAACGGTGATAGAGTGTTTATCTCTGGAGTATCAGGGATGACAGAAGTCAATGGTAAGACATATACCGTAGCAAATGTGACAGGAACTACTTTTGAACTAGAAGGTATTGACAGCACAGGATTCACCACATACACATCTGGTGGTAATGCTACAAAAATATTGTCAGACTGGATCTGGTTGAAGATTACTGGGTACACATCACCTACTGTGGTTACAGCAGCTATTCAAGATGACGCTTCTTTTACCGCTACAAGCGTGTTTAACTTTTTTAGACTTGGAGCATGGTCTACCACAACTGGATACCCAGAACTGGTAACATTCTTCGAGAATAGAGCAATTTATGCTAAGACAGCTACACAGCCAGATACTTTGTGGGGTTCTAAGAGCGATGATTTTGTTAACTTCACAGAGGGTACAGCAGACGATGATGCGTTTTCTTACACACTATTGTCAGAAAAGAACAATGCTATTCAGTGGATTAGCCCACAACGTACGCTACGTATTGGTACTACAGGTGCAGAATTTAATATGTCTGGTGGCAGCACTACCACAGCTATTACCCCTACTAATGTACGTATTACACGTGAAACATCTTTTGGAAGCAAGTTTATTGACCCTATCCTAGTAGAAAGTGCAACACTATTCCTACAAAGAACTGGAAGAAAAGTAAGAGAATTTGTATTTAGTTTTGACATTGATGGATTTGTTGCCCCAGATATTTCACTCATCAGTGAACACCTAACAAACCCTAGCGTAAAGAAGATGGCATACCAATCAGAGCCAGATGGCATTGTTTGGGCTGTAAGAACTGATGGGGTATTGCTCGGACTTACCTATATGCGTGACCAGGACGTTATAGGGTGGCATAAACACGTTTTAAGAGGCACTGACGTTAGTGTAGAGAGTTTGACTAGTATACCCGCGGAAACACAAGACCGTGTCTGGTTGAGCGTTAAAAGGACAATAAACGGTACTACAAAAAGATACATAGAAAGAATCGGTGATACATTCGATAGCGAGGACACAGCCGATGCAGTTATTTTGGATAGTTCTTTCTCTTATTCTGGAACGGCTACCAATACCATTACAGGTCTTTACCATTTAGAAGGTGAAACCATTTCTGTCCTGACAGATGGTGGCACACACCCAGATGTTGTAGTTACCAACGGAACTATTACTCTAAATAAAAATTATGAAACTGTACACGCTGGATATGGTTACTCGCAGATACTAGAGACGTTGGCCATAGAAGCTGGGAGTCAGATTGGTTCGTCAGTAGGCAACAAAGGTAGGATAACCCAGATTATTCTAAGTCTTTTCAAGACTGTTGGATTTAAGATTGGTAAAACCGAAGCTACAGCAAAAAAACAAGACTTCCGTAAGCCATCAGATTTACAAGATGTGGGTGTACCATTGTTTACTGGAGAGAAAGACGCACGTATTGAGTACGCATGGGAGGACAAAAACGCATTTATTGTAATACAAGATCAGCCATTGCCATTCACATTGCTTGGTTATGTGGCAAAAGTGGAGAGTACAGATGCCCCGTAGTGTTTTATTTACGCCATTCGAGCCTTGGCATTTAGAGGCTATGACCCCGAGAGAGCAACAATTAGCCGACTATGAGGTCTTCGAGAAGAACAAAGGAGTTTATCAATATGGAGAATTTTTATTGACAAACTCGATTTATCATGGTACAGTATTAGTTGGGGGCAGGGTAGTAGCTAGTGCTGGTGTAAGCGAACTGTATCCCCATATAGGCTATTGCTGGGCTGTATTCTCAGATGATTTCTTAAAATGCTCTCTTAGAGAGAGATATAAAGTGGCTAAGGAGATTGAACGAAACATGAAAGCCACACATTATTCCCGCATTCAAGCTACTTGTGAAGAAGGTTTTGTAGAAGCAGAGACTTTCCTTAGAAAGATTGGAATGGAAGAAGAAGGGATATTAAGAAAGTATGGTTCTGATGGAAAGAATCACAAATTATTTAGTTATACAGGAGAGTAGATGTCAGTAGTAGGACCAGCATTATTAGCAGCAGGAAGCGGAGGAATCCCATTAGGAGGATTTGCTTTTGCATCTGGGCTATCATCAGCAGTTAGCGCATTAGGAACAATCGGTGGAGTTCTTTCTCCAATTATGTCAGGTTTATCAGCAGCTAGACAGGCAAGTTCAGACGCGGCTATACAAGAGCGTAACGCAGAGATCGAAAGACGTAATGCCGACCAGGCCAGACGTTCAGCAGCTATCGCGGCAGACGAGACACGAGCAGATACAAGACGTAAAGTAGGAAGTATTAAAACAGCTTTTGGTAAAGCTGGTGTTGTTTCTACAGCAGGGTCAGCTCTATTGGCACAAGAGACACAGGCCTATGAAGGAGAGCTGGAAGCCCAAAAGATTCTATTCGAGGGAGCATCTACAGCAGCAGGGTACATGAATAGCTCATCGATTGAAAAACTCAGAGCTAAACAATCTAGGAGCACGGCTAAATCAGAAGTTTATAAAGGCATCTTAGGTGCGGGTTCATCACTAATAAAATAGGTAAACAATGCCAACAATTACTATCGACAGAAGCACATCAAGACTACCAAGCAGCACAGGACTAAGCCCATCTGGCACTATCCAGCTTGACCAGACATCTATCCTCGGAGAGGTTGGAAAAGTAATGGGAGAGTTTCAAGCCAAGGCACAAGAGGCAGAAGACTCTACCTATCTGGCTACAGCAGGGGTAGAGGCTACAAAAAGACGTGAAGCTATTAGGTCAGAATTGCGCCAGAAATATGCCTCCAATCCTAAAGGATATGCTGAGGAACTCTATTCTCGCATGACCGAGGAGGTTTATAACCCTATTGCAGAGGCAGCACCTTCTAGTAATGCACGTCAGGCTACTGTGGAATACATGGCTAGGTTTGCTCAGCAAGATATTGCTCAAGACACGGCATGGGAGAAAGAAGCCACTGTAATAAACTACAAGGCAGCTACAGACGAGGCTATTAACGTATTGGCTAAT